TCAACCTATAGTTGTGCTGTTTTTACTACTAACCACCATCCCCAGCCACCGTCCAAGTATAACAGATATTCCCACAAAGTCAAGAAGTTTATTTTTGTTTATTTAAAAATAGTTATTGACTTCTGGGATTATATAGTATATAATGCATTTATCAGATTTTAGAAGAATTAGCTATACACCCTAATCTCTGATTGGGACAACTTCTGGTTGTAGTACATCACACCGACATTAGTCCGTCTTTGTGCTATGAATCAGAACTGATCCCTGGTCAGTGAAACAACCCTAAACCAATTGGGAGTTGTCCGGAACGTAGGATCTCACTGACCTGGGATCAGGACTCAAGGCTATTGGATAGGCCATCCTTTGTTACTTGAGACTGATCCCTGATCCAATTGGTGAGAACTTGATCGCAAGGGCGCCACACCGGTTGGATCTGGGATCGGTAACTAGATGAGTGCGGAGAGTAAACCGCTATATCAAGGGTGTGCGTAAAGGATCCTCGAATGTCAACTGAAAATACTGCGTTGGCCTCCCTCGAGCCACTAGTACTGATCCCTGATCCATTGTGTTCTATAGCTAGACATAATGATGTTGTACAAGTCGCAATGGATCTGGGATCAGCAACAGAAAGGATAAAATGAGTAAAAAAAAATATAAAGTTAAGATTACACGAGATACTATTGTAGAAGCTCAAAACGAAGATGAAGCTCAGGATCTGGCCTTTGATAGCCTGATCTTTGGAGATGTAGATTTTGAAGTTGAAGAAATAGAATGATGACCAACTAGGCGACCATATCTTGCCTCTGGCAATTTCACTGTTCGTTAGCTGTGACCTGAAAGGGTAGCGACGATGTTGGACAACTCTGGGTTGAGTTGCCTGATCAGTAAACCCAGAGTTGTATATGATTAAAGCACCAAGCAGCGCGAAGCGTCAAGCCTCGAGCCAGTTTAGAATGATTCTAAACTAGAATTATTTTAAGCGTTAAGCATTAAGCCCTTGACATTTAAATGTTATGGGATTATATAACAGTATAACAGAAAGGATAAAATGAAAGTTAAAGAAGCAGCAGCAATAACCGGTTCGATGACTCGAACGTCAAAAATGCCTGGCCTATCTTACAGCCTGCCAGCGTGGGAGTGTAAGACTGGAAGCAAGTTAAGAAAAATTAAAAATTCAGTTTGTTCAATGTGTTATGCCCTGAAGGGTAACTACACAAGATACAAAGCAATTAAAGCCGCTCAGTATGTGAGACTGGCCAGCCTGAATAATGAGCTCTGGACAGCTGCGATGGTTGCACAAATTCAAAGACAGAAATATTTCAGATGGCACGACGCCGGCGATGTACAAGATTTAAATCATTTAAATAAAATATATGAAGTGTGCAGGTTAACACCAGGCACCAAGCACTGGATGCCGACGCGCGAAGCGTGGATCAAGGACCACTTGGACAGCAAGCCTGACAATCTTGTTATCAGGTTCTCACCTCCAATGATTGGCCAAGAGAATACAACCTGGCCCAACTCTTCGATGGTAGTATTGAAGGACGCCAGCTGTCCCGCACCGAAGCAGGGCGGCAAGTGTGGCGACTGTCGACAATGCTGGGATCCTGCTGTAAAGGTGGTTAGTTATGGCAAGCACTAAAAGAATTAAACACAACGACCTGACGCATTACTTCATCAGGGACCATAAGGACCTGCCGCGGGCCTACGTGCGGAAGTGTGAGAAGTTTTTCAAGACTATTCAGGACCGGTTGATTACAAAAAAAGATGCTGCGTTTTTATTTAAGCACCAAGCCAGGAAGAAATTAAATTGACATGTGGTATCACCCAAAATATTATAAAGAATTACGAAAGCTACGTAATAAACTGGACCGGGCAATTAGCGATTCAACAGCGACGGCTAAAGATAGCGTTCGACCTGGTCCGGGCCTTAAGCAACGTGACTCTCAGGTGGTGAACCAGGTGAAGCTGTCATCACAGTCACAAGCATCAAGCCTCAAGCCTGAGCGCCAAGCATTAAGCATTAAGCCTAAGCGTCAAGCAAAGCGACAAGCATCAAGCATCAAGCCAGCGGAGCGTCAAGCATCAAGCGATTGATGTTGTCCCAATCATCGAGCGCCAAGCATGGCGTCTCGCGGACATCGGTCAGGAGACCGAGGATCGATGTACTCCCATAAAGTTTTATGGAACGAGGAGAGCCCTTAGGGGCTTGTTCAACCAAGATGAAATTACGTTTTGTATGTGTTGTGTGAAAGAGAATTTGATGTGGACTAAACTTAACTTTTTTAGTTGTTGTAACTTTAAGCTCAACAGTAAAAAATCCGCATGAATCATTATAACCAAGTAGATCTGGTATGCCTGGAACAGCCCAAGATTCTATCCTTGACCACCTAATTTCTGGGGTGTTTTTCTTTAAAAGTTTCCAAAGTTTTGTCTCCGGATTCATCGTACTGTGCCTTATAAATTTGTCTCATAACTGTGGTGAAAGGATTGAAGTCGTAGTCCTTCACACAGCCAGATAATAGTATTAATATTATGATATATCTCACATTTGACTTGTACGCTAGCTTACGTTATAAGTCAATATATGGGAGTTCCAAGACAATTAACTGAAAGACAGATGAAATTTGCAGAATTGCTTATTTACAATGAGGGACGTATGTCTCCAGCGGAATGTGCATTACAAGCAGGTTATAAGACTAGACCTAGACAGGCAGCTAGTGAGTTGAGGAATCCTAAGATATCTCCATTAGTAGTTAAATACATTGGTGAGCTTAGAGCTGAAGTTCAAGAGAAGCATGGTATTACCTTTGAAAGACATTTAGGTGAACTGGCTAAACTAAGAGATGAAGCGACAGCGAAGGGAGCGTGGTCTGCAGCTATTAATGCAGAAGTTGCACGTGGAAAAGCTGGTGGATTATATGTAGATCAGAAGATGATTATGACAGGTAATTTAGATAATCTAAGTATAGATGATTTGAAAGATAGAATGAAAAAAATTGTAGATGATCACAACATCTTGATTAATGATAAATCAAAAACCATAACAATAGAACACTCAGAATCACTTGAGAAATTAAAACCCTCAGGAAAATCGAATTAAACTTTTTTCTTTGAAACAGTGTATGGTGCTTTAATACCATCAGGATCGGGTCCTCTCAATGGTGGAATCTGATCCCATTTAACATGTTTCATATTCTTAACTAAAGTAGGATTAAAGATTCGATTAAAATTTTCTTTGTAAGTAGAGTTGCTAGGTCTGGACCTGCCATCGTAAGCAAACTTCTTTTTGGTCATTAGATTAGAATTGCGCCAACAATAAGGCCTGCCACAAAACAGACAATTTCTTTTCTGTTGTGTAATTGCCAAATCATAAACTTATTTCTGTAGTATTCAAACATTCTCATAGTTTTATTTTCTCCATTTTAATTATACACCCTTTAGGGAATACATTCCTATCAGAGAATAATTCATCATTCTCTTCATAACTTGCAAAGGTTCTAACATTTTTCTTATCTTTATTCAATAAGTATGCATGTGTTACCATAACTGATGGCATAAAACCTGTTGCAGTATGTAAGTCTGCATGCCCTGCATCTCCCGTGATGTCAACCCACGTTATACAATAGAAATAATATCTTTTCTTTTTAATAATTACAGACTTGTATTTAGATTTTTTTAGAGTTCTAGGCATGGATCCTTTTACTATAAGAGAAATTTTTAGGCAAATTTGTTTTTACTGAAACAAAAAATGCTCTATACGCCATGTACATTTCAAATAAACAGCCAATACCAACACTTATTTGCATCTACCGCCCTCTACCGCCTAAAAAAGCTATCGCGGTAGACCTATTATTCGCTAATACCAACACTTATACTCCATTTTCGACCTTCTACCGCCTCTACCGCCATATATTTCTTATCACTGAAAAAAAAAATTACCCTAGAATTTCTCTTATAGCGCGGTAGGTGGTTAGACATCATCTGTTTTATTTCCAGAATGTACGGTAGTTCCCCACTTGATAATGTTATTGAGGCCCCGTCCTTCTAATTTTAAAGTAGCATGGGGTTTCCATGCTTTTCTTATTAAATTAAGCTCTAATATTAAATTAGACCACTGCTTAGGACTAATATCATTACTTGTTATCGTTACTTTTTTCATGCTCTCTGATAACCTCCTTAATCTTAAGCAACGTCATTTCTAAATCTAAGACTTGATGTTGTAATTTCTTTTTCTCTGATTGAAGAATCCTATCTTTGTTTTCATCAATTCGAAGAAAATGTTCTTCTTTTAGTTCTGCCATGTTTTTCCTTTCTTTGTTGAGGGGAGTTCCACTCTCGCTTTCCTCCCCTATCCCTTGGGATTCGTTAACTTTGTTTAAATGTTGGTGCTCTAAACCTTTTAATAGATTCTGTTTTAAAAACTAATCTAACTGGTTCGCTAGCTTTTATTAATTTACTATCTTGCACTTCCATTTTTCTAATTTCTTCTAAATGTCCATCCTGAGTTTCTATGTAAACGTGAGCATCAGATACTCCTGTTCCTTTAGTTCCTTTTGTAAACTTTTCGAGATACTGTTGTAGATCTCTTACACGCATGCTCATTTAACGTTCTCCTTTTGTTTTATTGTGTTTGCATATTGTCTTACTAGCGCATACCACTTATCAGTCCAGATTTGTTTCATACCTGGATGCTCTGCTTTCTGTGCAGCATTTGCTAAATCATTCAGTCTTTTCATTATTTGCGTCAGCTCTTTGCTTTTGCTCATAATATTTACTCACCCTTCCTAACCATTTATATTTATATTGTCTGTACTCTTCTCCTTCAATTACAAATTCTTGATAATAATTATCTGGAGTACACATCATGATAACTGCTTTATCAATTTGTGTCTTATGCATATAGTCATGTGCCATACCATAAGCTGCTAATTGTAAACAATAGTCTTCAACCCATTCTCTTTTTTTAGGTTTATTACTTTGTTTAAAATCTATGATAGCCATTCTATTATTATGAAGACCAATCATATCTGTTGCGCCTGCGTAAAGGCCTGGATAATACAAGGTAGATTCAAGACCATAGTATTCACTAACATTACACAAACCATCAGCTATAACTTTCATAGCCATATTATGTGCTTCTTTGCCAACATTAGTTAAATCAAGATAGCCATCGCCCTTAATATATTCTTCTAAGATTTTGTGCATAGCTGTACCTCTAGCCGCACTCTCATCCACGATCCGCGTTGCTTCGGCCTCGCCTTTCAACTCACGCCACTTTCTTAACCCTTCGGCTTTCTCGGCGCTTTGAGTCTTAGACAAGATAGTCGTCACAGACGGTAACTTTTCTTTATCATTAATATCATAATGACGTTTACCGTCTATCGAGACGCGGATAGTTTTAGGATAAATATATTTATTTATGTGCTTCAACTATCTCTCCTTGATTATCACACCTTTGACAATCAGCTATAATTTCTTCTCGTCCTTCTTCTACAAGAATTCGGACATAGCCGTTGCCTTTACATTGTGAACAAATTTCTTTATTCACCTTTTCCGTTCTTGTATCCATGTTTCTTTCCTTCTTTCTTAGCTAGACTTTCAATTGTTTTACTTACAGTCAAATCGGCGTCTGTAATTTTACCATCGCCTAGAAACTTTAATACTTTATAAGTCGCTATCGAAACCGATACTGACTTAAATTTAGCTGGATCAGCCATTGTTTACTTCCTTTCTTTTGTTGTTATATCTTCTCATATATGGGAATCTATATCAATAAAACAAGGCTTGTCAAGGATATTTTTTTAGTATAAGATTAGCTTCTCTTCTCACACCTTTTGTTTGCCGTGGGTATCATACCCGCGGCAGGCAAGTTTAGAATTATTCTTAAGTAGTAACTTTTCCTTGATCTTTAATGGGTTGACATACAAATTTAGGATACAACTGTAGGTTGTTTATGTCTTCTGTTTTAAAATTACCTTCGGCAAATAAGACCTCATAAGACTCAGCCAATCCAGCTCTAATACATTCATAATGACTATCATACATTTTAGGATATTCCTTATTAGTATAACAATCTCCTCCTACAACAGAGCAGATAAATATGGTTAACATGAACTTCATTATTTTCCCTGGCCTCGATATTTCTTAAAAGATCTACGTTTTGATTTGTTCATTTTAGTTTTACTTGGATTACGTCCGATCGATGTCTTATGAAAGACAGCTTCGTGAGGGGCTTTATTTAAAAAGCCTTTAATCTTGGCCATGGGTTCTTAGATCTATTGGTTTATCAAGTTTAATATACTTAATTACACCATTAACTTTTTGTTCAAGATCTTGCCCACAGCTTATGCATCTATAAAAAGTATTATCAATTCCAACCAACAATGTATTTAAATTACATGAACCACAGATACCACTTACTACTTCGGTTTCAAATTTAACTTTCGGGTGTTTGAATTTTTTTTCTGTCATAGACTTTCTTGCTCTTTACCACACGAGGCTGGTAACGTCCATCACTTAATTGCTGTGCGACTCTGTTTCTAGGTCTATTTTTCTTAAGAAAAAATGCGTAATGTTTTTTATTCAAGGATTAATGAAAGAATTTTCTTCTCTCCCATATATAATTCTATGTTTGCCTTAGACTTTATGCATTTATAGACCACTCTATCTTTAGAGCTTTTGTCCTTCATAGCATAACGCTTAGCCTTTAAACAATTTTGTAAGCTGTCATGATAACGATGCTCTATAATTTTATGGTCCTGTAGAAGTAAAAGTGCAAAAACAATTTCAACCATTAGTGTGCTCCTGTTCCGTTTCTAATTAATTTTTCAACATCTTCTGTCAGTTTTTTTGTTCTCTCTTTTAAAAATTCTATATTAACTGCGTTATTTCTCATACTCTTAACTTCTACTTCTAACTCATCTAATAATCCTGCGATATGCTCCACCAACATGAAAAGTTCCGCCTCCCCGGAAGACTGCCCTAATTCTCCACGCGGGTATTTGATTCTAAACTCTGTGTTGTGTTGTAAATCTTTTTCAAACAACTCTAATTTCGTGCTGTGCTGGTTGAGCTTCTCATTAATACCGAAGTAAGCCCAGGTTCCAATTGCGACCATACAAATCAAAGACGCAACCGTCTTCATCGGCATTTGCACTTTTGCCTCGTCCGAGATAGAGAGTGGTTTATCTTTAGCCATTAGTTGTAACTATATCCTGTGTTTGATTGTTCTAATTTTTTAAATAGTTGTTCATGTTGGTCCATAATTTCTTTATCGGAGTCCTGCATGTCATCCATTTGATCTTGTAATTTTTCCACATATCTTTCTAGTTTTTGTACCTTGTCCATTTGTACTGCTTGAATAGTTGAAAGTTCAAAAGTTCTAGATAGACTCCAGCCTCCTAATGCTATTAGAAGTCCAACTAACATCGTTAAGATTTTTTCCATCATTAGAGCATTCCTTTATAATATTTTTTATAACTCGGGTTAGATACTTTTACTCCACCTAAGTCTCCGTAAATATAACTACCATCATAATCTGCTTGGGCCTGTTTAATCATTCCACCCTCTTTCTTTTTAACAGGTTTCATTCCATATTTCTTAGCCCATTTTTTACAAATCTTAGGCTTGTTCTTACATAAGAATTTTCTTTGTTTCTCAGATTTAAAAGGCATTACTTTTTCTTTTTCTTTTTACATTGACAACGTGGGGCAAATAATCCTTCTACCCACATAATACATTTGTCTAAAAAATCACAACACTTTATAATATATTTGTCAATCATTATTTATCTTTGGTTTTGGCTGAGGGAGTATATAGTCTTTTGACTTAACTTTCAATGATGGGTTTTGTATGGGAGCCACACAAAGAGTCAATAAACACAATAGCACTATCAATATACCCGTAAAATAATAGTTCATAATGATACCTCATTATTTAATCTCTCCCCAATTGGCACCTTTTTCGTAATCTACTTTGTTAGGAACTTTAAGTTCTACAGCTGCTTCCATAATCTCTATAATGTTTTCAGCTTGGGCATCAGACTCAACAGAAATATCTACTTCATCATGAATTTGTATGTGAGGTATTATACCATTTTCATATAAAGCTACCATACTTTTTTTCGTCATATCCGCAGCACTTCCTTGAATTAATTTGTTTAGTGCTTTGTAAGTAAATGCTCTCTTTAAAGGTTCGTCATATTCTTTTCTAGCTTGTTCTAAAGGTAGAGGTTTAAAGATTCCAAATTGGGTTGGCTGCCATAAATCGAAATGACAGGCACGACCACCTAGGGTTCTAATCTTTCCACGATCTTCTGCCTTTCTTGTAACATTATCCATGAGTTGTTTTACAAATGGAGCTTTCCTATGATATTGTTTAATTAATTTTTCCGCAGATTCTTTCATCAAACCTAACTCTGCCATTAATTTATTTTTACCCATTCCATACATAAGACCTAAATTAATCGTCTTGGCTTGCTTCCGTTCTATCCCTGCCATGTCGGCCACGACCTGGTGGAAATCCGCGTCTCCGGTCTTGTATGCGTCTACAATTTCATCAACTCCATCTAAATTTTGGAGTTTTGCGTAATGTACTAAAATTCTTGGCTCTTGTTGTGAGTAGTCAAATGATCCCCACTTTGTATTTTCTTCTGGAATAAAAATAGATCTAATCATCGGTCCGAGCTCCGGGTGCCTCGCTGGAATCTGCTGTAAGTTTGGATTGCTCATTGAGAATCTTCCGGTTACTGTTCCACCTTGATCGGATCTAATTTGATTTATGTCTGCATGTATTCTTCCATTGTGTGCATGCTTTGTAATTGAATCTATAAAAGTTGTATGTGCTTTGTTAATCTCTCTTGCGTCAGCAATTGATCTCGCTAACTCATGAGGATGGTTTTGTAAAAAGTTTTTTGTAAAGCTAGGCTCATTACTTTTTTCTGTTCTATCATAAGGAAGTTTTAATTTGTCGAACGCTTTTGCGATGCTTCGAGCTGCATGAATTTCTACATCAATTCCTGTTAAATCCTTGATTTTACTCACTATTTTGGCTTCTCGTTCCATAAGATTTTTTTTCAAATTGTCCGCATGTTCAAGATCAACTCTTACACCTTTAAATCTCATGTCAACTAAACAAGGAAATAATTTTATCTCTAATGTAAAGACATCCATAAGTTCTTGATTATATAATTCTGTACTTAATCTTTGCCAAAGTTTTAATGTGGCTTCAGCATCACGTTCAGCATACTCACCTACATACATTGCAGGAAGTTTATGCATTTCTGATTTAGGATTTACTGAATAACTTTTAGCTGCTTCATTTAATAAACCTTCGTTCTTACCTATACCTACATAAAATTTTGAAAGTGTATCTAATCTATAAGATAATCTATTCTCATCTATTAATGAGGCTGCAATCATCGTGTCAACAATCTTACCTCTAATTTTTATACCAGCTTGTCTTAACCAACAGACATCATACATAGCATTATGAAATATAAAGGTAGTTTTCTCTTGATTGACTAAATCTTGGACCCACTCTAAAACGAGTTTTTTATCCATATTTCCCCCACCTTCATGTCCTATCGGATAATAGCCAGACCAGCCTTCTACGGCCACCGCAACGCCAGCAATGTGGCCTTTTCCAGTCACATTACCTGAGCCTAAGGTGGTTAATTCAGGATCATAAGTCTCTAAATCAATCGCCACTTCCTTGGCGCCTGATAAATCTTTTAATTCATGTGGGGCTACCCATTCAGTTTCCGGTGCAAATAGCGGAATCTGGGTACTCCTCATGAGTAATCCCTTTCGAGTATCATTTCTAAATAATGAATTGCCTTCTTCACATCTTCCTCTTTTCCTTTTATCGCATGGCGACAGATGTACTTTATAGCATTTCCCTCAGCAAACAAGAGTTTATTTTCATTTATAAACTCTGCTGGTTGAATCTTCATATTTCGGTAGTGTTTTCCACCTACCTGTTCTTCTAAGGAATTATAAGTTGTTCCTTTAAACATATCTTTAGTTGTCATATTATATAAGCTCGATCAAAATTCTTAGGATCTAATACATGCAATTCACGCTTCGCTCTCGTCGCACCCGTATAGAATAATCTATGTAATTCATCTGGATCATGACTAAAAGTCTCAATTGCCGCACCTGTTAGGTCTTGCATAAGTAATACTTGATCAGCTTCTCCTCCTTTCGCTCCATGTATTGTTGACATTTTTATACGAGGATTTTTATTAATTTGCTCACCATTCGCCCTCATATTACGAATGTAAGTTTCTGTCATTGGATCTAGTCCTTCAAATGCTTCATACCAAACATTATCAGTAATTAAACCATGATCCGCTTTACAATCTTTCATCAAATATTTTGTATCTGAATGTAAAGTTTTACCTTTTTGAAACCCAGGTAAAACATTTGATCCTAGGTATTCATATATATTTTTAATTTCTAAATGATTTAATTGTGCATCTTTACGCCATGCTTCCCAATTATTTAAAGCTAATAATAATTTTAAAGGTACTGAGTTAATTCCTTTATACTGATAATACCATCCTTGAATCTCACATAAATCTTTTGCATCTTCTAAAAAATAATTAGCTGAAGATAAAACTAACCATTCACCTTTGCTCATATCTACCTGGGTAATATCAGAATATCTTTTTAAGATTCCTATCTCTTCTCTAGGTTTATATTCTTTATCAAATCTATTTTGTACTTTACTTATTATCTTTTGTGAAAGTTCATGTATAGGTCCTCCAGGAATCCTGTAAGATTGATCTAAAGTTTGTATGTCGTCTACTTCTTCTTTTAAAGCTATAAAGTGATCTACATCTGCACCAGCCCATTTAAAAATAGCCTGATCGTCATCACCTGCAATATAAGTTTTACCTGCACGACTCCATATCTTTCGTACCATATCCCATTGTAGTAATGATAAGTCTTGTGCTTCATCTATAAATAATACTTCAAACTTGTTTAAAGTTTCTTTATTTAAAAAGTCTTCAAGTAAGTCTGTAAAATCTTTAAGTCCTTTTTCTTTTTTAAATCGTTTTAATTCTTCTGCTAATAAAAATAATGTTCCTCGTTCTATATCTAAAATATTTTGTCTCGAATCATAATACTCTAGCAAGTCCATACGTTTAACTCGAGCTGTATTAATTATAGTTAAATATTCATTGTCTGAATTAAATGTACCATCTTCACTAGAATACTTTGCAGTCTTAATTGGAATTCCGCACTTCTGTCCAAATTCTTTGTAGTCTTCTTGCTTCATCATTTTTTCTTTAGTCATTCCTAATTGATTAAAAGCATAAGAATGTAAAGTTCTAAAAAATGGAAGATCATTTTCTATATCTAAATTAAATTTTTCGGCCGCACGTGTGGCTGCCTCTGTTGCAGCTTTCTTTGTAAAAGAAAAGTAACCTATTTGTCTAGGCCTTATCCCATCTTTTAGAAATTGATCGACTAAGTTTAACAACGTTGTTGTCTTTCCTGTCCCTGGTGGTCCTAGTATTATTGTTTTCATATTTCTTTAACTTCCTTTCTGCTATATTTAAATGTATTTGTGTTAGTTCTAATTCTTCTGTTAGTTCTTGTATTATTAATCTAAATCTTAAATGCCAATTAGGTCCTATATCTTTAGAATATTTCATTAAAAGTTCTCCAATTGGTAAGGTTCTTTAGAAGTAGATGCTTCTATTTTTTTCATAGTTTTAATTTTAATTAATCTTGGTGTTTGTTTTTTAATTGTCATTCTTACTTCTTCTACAAATATATCTTCACTATATCCTTCTTTAGTAGTTAATCTTTTAATTAGATTACCGGTTTTAATTTTATCCATATCCCAGTTATTCTTTTTTAAGAAACTGTAAAAATCTTCCATTCTAAAATATGTAAACTCTCCATCTGTATATGGTAGTTTATTAAATATATCGTCCAAGGTTCTTGCTGTTTGTCTATTAGTAGTCCAATCTTGCAAGAGTCCTGTTACTTCATTAATAGGATCTAAAGATTCTAATGGCTCAACTTCTTGTAAGTTAGTCATCATTGGTTTTAAATAATGTTGTTTCCAATCTTTAGGCTTAGGTACAGGTACAATTTTATTAGCTTGATCTAAACAAGCTAACGCAAACATACCTGGGTTATAAAGTTGTTCTGATTTTAGTTCGATTCTTTTTTTATCTACATCTAAAAACCATTGAGGAGGATTAGAAGTATATTTAGTTAAACTTCCAAGAACTGGCATTTCTTCTTCACCAAATCCTACACCAAATCTTTTTGTTCTGCATAATCCTGATTGACATACAGAATTAATAGGTGCATCCTTACATCTATATTTATCATAACCTTTTCTGTTAACAGATTTTATTAACTGTTGAACCTCATTATTACTTAGTGGTGGGTCCATGAATTTCATATTTGCTTTTACAATTTCATCTTCCCACGTATCTGGTTTAGATTGTTTATAAAACACTGCAATATTAAACAATGCATTGTTTCTAGAACCTTCACCAAAACCTATCACTGCTAATTTATTTAAACAGGGCGGTCCCAAGGGGAAGGATTCGTCTTTCTTTTTCTCTGCAACTCGAATTCCTTCAACATCTCCTCGGGTGCAACTATACTTATCATACGCAGTATAAAACTGCTCAAGTGTAAGAGCATCACCG